CCACGCAAAATGATGTTATACTGCTTAAAGTCACCTACCAACAGGTCATCTGTTGCCATTGCCGGATTACCTACCATTGCAATACCACCAAGTGAGGCAGGAGGCATTAAGAAGCGGCCCTGTGAATCCATCTGGGTATTTACTCTGTGGTTTTTAAAGGTGCTCATTACAGCAGCGTTTGCACCCTGTCCGAAAGTAGCATTGTCAACCTGAGCCGCAGCAGCATCAATAGCGAGATAATCATTGTAGGCAGTTAAAGCGGCGCCATTTTTATACTCGGTACCGGTATTGTAGGCTGTAGCAGCAGAGATAATATCAGCAAGTACAGCTGTGTTAATCCTGTTGACAAGATCCACGCGGCCTTTACCCATGATATCGGATTGCAAACGAGCGAAGTCTAAAGAAAACTCTTCAGTAAATCCTATCAGTGTTGCTTCTTTTTTGTAGGTAGAGCTCTTTAGTGTGTATGCATACTGGCTTAAAGGTTTTGATCCACCTTCAGCAACATTTGCAGAAGAGCCTGTTTTGGCAACCTCTTCATACCACATTGCCATCATGGTGTCATAAGAAGCGTTAATGATGTTGCAGAGGTCAAATACCCATGCTGAATTACGGTACTGGCTTATGATTGTTGAATCGCCACCTAAACGAAGCAGGGAAGCGGCATCAATAGTCTGGAAAATAGAAGCAGCGGTGCCGCCGTTAATTCCGGATATTGAAGCAACAGGTCCAACAGTTTTAGTGCTGTCAAAAGGCTTCATCACAAATTCGCCCTTCTCTCCAACGTTGATCATGTAGGTTTTGTTCCCGGCCCTGGCAGAGTAAATCTGTCTAAGGTCGTTTTCGTCCTCCTTAAGCACTTCACTTATTGACTTGGTGCCGATCTCCTGAGTTTTCAACTTGGCGTTGATCTCGGTAAGTGTGGTACCTTGTTTTTCTGCGATTTCTTTTACTGCTGCAAGAGCTTCTTCGCTTGATTTTTTAAATGAGTTGAAAGTTTCTTCCGAAATCTTTCCTTTGGCTGCCTCATTAGCAAAGGCCTTCGCCTTTTCCTCGTAGGCATCCAATTCTTTTTTTATTGCTTCCTTGGCATCTGCGCCAACTTTTGCCTGCAACGCGGCTAATTCTTCTGGTGTCATTGTTTTTAATTAATAATTGATAAATTTTGTTTCCTTGATCGCTCTGAGTAGATCAAAACTCTTTCGTTCATTCTCAGTTTGAAGAGTGCTTTTGGGCGGCTCAGTCTCAGTGTCTTCAGACGGCTGATCAGTTGAATAAACAGGGGTAAGTATATTGGCGCCGAATAGTACGGCTGATACTTCAAAAATTTTGCATTCTGTCACGGCCCAGAAATAGCCTTTTGAATCAACGCTGTCTTTGTTGATCACCTGCGGATAGTATTTATCCCAATTCTTTTTTTCCTGCGCATCTTCCTCGTTCTTACTATCCAGGCAAAGGGAAATAGCCACGTATTGCAGGCCGATGGAATGCTGCTTTATTTGTCCATCTTCATAGAGATTATAAGCCTTACAATCATAATCTTCACATACCACGCTGGACATCATTAATGCCTGTGCTTTCTTTATGTCGCTTTGGAAGTTAAACATTGACAGATCAATGTCTTTTGTGTACAGCACAGGATCCCTGCCGATGATATCATCTAAGGTGTAGCCGTGATTCTTTAAGTGGTAAACCAGTTTCTGACCTGAAGCTCCGATGTCTGCGATTGATTTTTTCCAGCAATCTTTGATCATTACGTCTCTTTGGCTGTCGCACCAACCGGACATGTTTCCTATGATGTCAACAGCAATTTCTTTTGTATCGCTGTCGACCTCTCCCGCGTTCTTAGCCTTTTTTCCTGTCTTCACAGGCGTGGACTTGCTGTATCCGAATTCTAAATCATCAGTCGTCGTAGGCATGGCCTTTTTTTGAGCAATCAACTTGCTTTTGTTTTTCCTTAAAAAAGAAAACAATTCTTCCTGAGATTCAAACTTTGGTACAAGGTTTTTCATTTCTGAATGATTTTATTTTCGCTTAATGATTTTTGCTTTTCAGCGTTAATTTTTTTTGCTTCCTTTACGTTTACTTCTTTTTTTTCTGTATTCATAATTAATTATTGTTGTTTCCGGAACTGCTTGAATTATCCGCAACAGTTATCTGCGCCGGTGAATTAAATTTTTTACCAAGGGCAACCCATTGATAGTAATACATGTCTCCATCAGGTATAGGATCCATCTGGTTAATCGCCAGCCATTGATTAGCTGTGATGATATTATTTTGCCACTCAATAAGTAATCCCTGATTTAAATAAAGCCTTGCACGGCCGCTGTTGATTTTGTCTTCCTGAAGAACAGGAATATGGCTAAAATCTTTTTTAATCGATACTCCATAATCAGCGGCGCCAAAGAATTCACTAATTTGTTCATACACCATATTCGAAAAGGGAATTACAAAATCCTGATACAGTTGTTTTTTGAAGGCTTCTGCCTCAGTACCTGATATTGATGTTGTATTTGCAGCAGCAAGAAGTCTGTAGGGATAATTCAGGGCGTCTGCTATTACCATTGTATCATCTTCGGCCCACTCAGTTAGCATAAGGTCCCTGTAAGGCATCCCCATTTGTTGCCATTTTAAAGCGCTGTTGGATACGATGAACTTCCATTGATTACTCTTTAATCCGTACCTGAGAAGATCGGTCTGTATCTCCTCTTTCTCATCCTCATCCAACGGAATAACACCGGCCGGATCTTTTTCGGGTGTGAGAATTCCAAGTGCCCCACGGTAATGAATCAATGCTCCCTTACTGTTGTAAATCCCTATAACATTCGAGATATTTTGTTGGATAGACTTTATGGGACTGTTAGGTAGAAACAAGTGATTAAAGCCCGGCGTAATATCTTTGATAATGATTACGTCATCCTGACTCAGTGTAGTGATTTCGTTTCCATAACGGACCACTATCGATTCGATATAATTCCCTTTATCACTGAAGAAAGTTTTTTTGCTGGTGGTGATTTCGCACATGTAGGGCGGAATGTTCCACATCGCAGTAGCGTCTTCATTTTTAAAGCCAACAGGCTTCACAGGAAGCCACACAGCGTAACCAAATAGGCGGAGATAAATCGCCGTTTGTGCGTCAAACTGTTTACCGTTTTGCATAGGATTCGGCCTGAGCAGTAATTTTTGAATCTTCTTGGTGTACGGATTGGTTACATCTTTGTCTTTGGCATCAGCAAATCTTATTTTTCCATTCACATAAGCATAAGCCTGTTTATTAACTATAGAGTAAATAGGAGCGCAGCATTCATAAGCTTTGACAATATCTTTGAGACCGCCATAAGAAAAGAAAACATCAAAGGATCCCGCTCCGCCAAAATTCCATCCTTCATTTCCAAAAGCAATACCACCAGAGCGGTAATTTATAGGATTGATAACGTCTGACTGGATCGTGCCGCCAAGCCCCATGTCAAGCCCGAAAAAAGACTTTGCAGCGTTTCCGCTTATCCTTGCGATTTTATTAAATGCTTTCTCTTTTGTCATTTCATAAAATAAAAAAGCCGTAATACGTTTTAAGTATTACGGCTTTCGATGAAGCTCTTCGGGTGCCCTATCCTGCTGTACACTTAGGAAATTATCATAAACGTCGCTTCATGTGAAATTGCGCAATCGCTATTCCGCAACGTTTAAAAAACTTTCAAGCACCCTTTTTCTATGTGTGTTGTAGCGAGAGCCGGATTCGAACCGGCGGCCTTCGGGTTATGAGCCCAACGAGCTAACCGCTGCTCTACCTCGCGATGTTTGAATTTACATGGCACCATTTCTCTTTTACATTCTGCATGAACTCTGCAAATTTTAGGCGTGATGTCAATTGCTATCAATCCTTGTTTGAACTCAAATACATTTCTATGCCTGCATTGAGAATTCGTGCAGTTCATAGAAATAGAAAAAGTTCCATCACCTATATCAACAAAGAGCAAAGTTTTATTGCAGTTCCTGCACTTCAGTTTTGTGTAATTTTCCGGCATAAAAATAAGTAATAAATTTTATTACCAAGTAATTATTTTTATTGGTCAGTTATTTTATAGAAAACCCCTCGTAAAAACGAAGGGTGATTTTAAACTTTTATTCCTAAATTATTACCAATGAAATAACTATTGCTTTTCGATAGTAAAAGTAATATTATTTATTACTATTTGCTGGCATAATTATTAACAGGATGTGTATTACTCAGCTTTCTTTCTTTTCAGGTAACGCTGCCTTAGTTCATAAAGCAAGTTCTCGTAACCTACAAAGCATGGTATATAAACCAACAACCAAACAAGTGGATTTTGAGTATAAAACGGAAGGCTTGGATTGTACCAGTGAAGTCCAGACGCTAGTATCAGGGACAAAATAGAAAATTTTATAGTGAAGGCTATTGCGTAAGTTATTATTTTCATGATTTCCACAGGTTATAAATTCTGTAATGTCTCTGGAAGTTTTTTCTGCTGGTTTTCAAAGTGCGCACTATAAATATCTTTCATGTAAAGTAGACATTTTTCTGTTTCTGCATGGCGGGACTGAAGCGAAACTTCAAATGCTTTTTTAAGTTCGGTGAAAATTTCAAGCCGTTCCTCTGTGGAAGCATTCATGAAGTATCCCAAAAATTTATTTATATCCATAGTTTTATTTATTTAATTTTTAGTTAGGTAAATCATTTACTGCGCATTGCTTATAAATTTGGAAGCTTATTAATCCTATCGATATAATCTGAACAACCTCTGAAACCTTTCTTCTTCCATGCTTTTTTTAAAGCTCTGTAATGATTTAGGGCAACTTGTACAGGGTATTTAAAAAGGTACTTGCCGTCGGGGAGTTTTTCAGCATCCACATATCCCCATTCTTCAAGTTCTTCCTGAGTATAGATGTGTTTTTCGTGTGAATTGCGTAAGACAATCGGCATTCGTTTGGCAAGGTCTCTAAGTTGGTTTTCGGTTTCTTTATCGAGCGGAAACATTAGAAAGTTGGTTTTTGAGTTAATATCATCATTGGCTGGAAGTTGTTTCCAAAAAGACATTGACGGTACCATATTTTTCTCGTAGCTATAATTTCCGCAATCTCATCATCTGTTAGTTCGAAACAGGCCGTCATTGTCCATGGAATTTGCTTAGTAGGGACCGGGAGCAGAGGGTCATAAGGCTTTTCATTGTCAATTACCTCTTTTACTTCACAAAAAACAGGAAGTGTTTCATATTCAGGTTGGTCTTCTGCAAGCATTACGTTCCGTTGTGGAAAATCTATTGCTTTCATTTGTTAAGTTTTTTCAAAAGTAATAAAAAATATTACTTAAAATAAATTAATTGTACATTTGTGTACTCATAAGTTAGTTTTGGTGACGGCCTTTGTTTCTACAGGGGCCTTTTTTATGCAGCATGATTAAAGCCTTTTATCAGTCCTCTTCTCACTGCATGAGTAAATGATGCATATCTGGCAGCGTCCATTAGATGATTATACCTGTCTTCAGGGGTATTGGAGTTTGTTCCGTCATCTTTTATTTTAAACGAATACCTGCGGCGCTCAAATTCTAAGTTTGAGCATTCCCCCGTTTCCGGAGGTAGTTGACACTTTGTAGTGTAGGCCACTTTCTTTGTTCTAAGATGTAATAC